GGCTTCCGTGGTGTTGTGGCTAAAAAGGGATGGTCACTTTCCGTGGTTTCTATTTCGTTTTGTATTTTTCCTGCTGTTTTTGCGTTGACGTATCGTGCTCCTGCTCTGCTATTGCAGCTACGGCATAGGACACGGCAGTTGTCCAGGGTGTTGGCATCTATGGGGTTGGGGAAGGTGTCAACTGGTTTTATGTGGTCGATTGTGTTGGCTTCGTTGCCACAGATTGCACAGTGGTTGTCGTGGTCTAGTAGTTGTTTGCGTATTGCTTTGAAGGTGGAGTGGTTGCGTGCTTTGGTGTTGTGTGCGGTCATGGTGGTTTCCTTTGTGTTGTTTATCTAGCGCCCTTGGGCTTCGCCCTGTGGTTGCTTTCTTGTGTGTGAGCAGTGTTGTGGTTTGTGCCAGCCCCCACTTTGAGCAAGCAGCTCTGGCAGGTGGTGTGTTTAGGACGGTCAGCCATTCTCGTTTATGAAGTTCGTACTCTGCACAGTGGCTTATCCCCACTGCCATTCACGTTAGTCATCACAAGTATTGGGGCGCACTGCTCAACCCACGTTCCCGTGTGAACACCAACAGAGTGCAATCCCCTATGTGGCCTTGGTCGTATTCAGTTGTAGTCATGTGTTTAGTCTTTGCGTATGCCTTGGAGGATGGCAATGCCGATGGATATTAGCAGGGCGTACCAAGCCAGTATCAGCATTGGGAGAGCCTTTGGGCTATGAAGGTGATGTCTGATGGACGCCAAAGGTAGCACTCAGCGTGTGGGTGCAGCGTTCTTAACCAGCCAAGTTGTTGGTCACTAGCTTTCCCTTTGTCAGTTTTGAGCTCGGCAAATATCAAACCTTTCTGCTCATGAGCAAGCACAAGGTCAGGGAAGCCTGCTGAGCCTCCAGTCATTATGTTGCCACGAGGTGTGCGCATTGGAGCCTGGTGATGTGTTAGCCAACCAAATTGAAAGGCTAGTGCTTTGACTTGAGCAAGAAATTGAGCTTCGCTTATGGCAATCATTTGTCACGGCCTAAGAGGTAACCACACCAGAACACTGCAGAAAGCATGATTACGAGGCTGAATAGGTCTAACACTTAGAACGGTTCCTCAGGTGTGTCGTACTGTGGCGCTGCTTGTTCGCCACTTTTGAGCGTGTCAATGAATTGTGAGGCTTCTCTTTTTGTCCAGCCCTGTATGCCTGACGGAACAGTGCGCCCCATAGATTTGCAGACGGCCCGAATCATGTTCAGTTGCTTGTCGCTTGCAAGGTTAGAAGGCTCAGTGATTTGAGTGTCGCCTTGCATTCTTTGGACTTTGCCCATCTCTTCCCTGCTTGGACGTTTGTTGAAATCCGAACCACTTAAACCAGCGTTAGCCAATGCTCGCCCCACAGCTCCTGTTTCACAGTTTTCAAGATGACTGGTTTTGTTGACGTTGCCTTGTCCGCGAATTTCTTCTGCCCAACCAGTAGCAATGATTTCCCCATCAAGCCACAGTTCGGCTTTGAACACGGCAATGTCGCTTAGGTAATGCACTAGGTCAGTAATGACACGAGCATCAGGATGAGCTTTCAAGAACCTGTCAAGCCTGCTGGCTACTGGTTCGTAATCGTCAAGGTTAAAGGCCACGAGCGTGTTCCTTTTCTATGCGGTCTAGTTCAGCACTAAGCCTGACAACAGCAAGTTTAAGGAATTCAATCTCTTGTTCTTTTGCGTAAAGCAAATCAGCAACGTCATCGTTGTGTGTGTACTCACTCATCAGCGTCAACCATTTTGACTGAACTGATATAAGTGATTCCTTTAGATGGCCCACTGGTGTTGAACGATGGGTGCCACGAATCTCTGACCTTTTCAGCCAGTGTTGGCAATGTGTGAAGTACGCCCACAGCTTCTAGCACAAGGCTTGATTCTTTGAAGCGTAGTTCTAATGCCAGGTTATGGCTCAGATTGGTTAATTTGGCGATTAGTTCGCCTGTGCTTGTTTCCATTTGTTATTTTCCTGATGTTGCTTGCCAGTGACCAAGGCCACCATTCTTGTATAGGTAGCCACCAACTTTGACATTGCATTCAGCATTAAGCAAAGCCTTCACTACATCCTGTTTCTTACAGACTGCCCGTGTCACAGTAGCCCATGAGCCTTGAATCTGAAGCAGGCCCACATCTGGGCGTCCTGTGGACTTGCGCACAACCGAAAGGCTGTGTTCGTTGCAACGACTTTCGCGATAAGCAATTTTGCTCATTACGGGAACGACTTTGGCAGGGAAATGCCGAGCCAGTAGCGGCTCCCATTTAGGGCATGAATTAGAAGCTGCACTTGCGTGAGCTGGTACGGACAGGACGGTGAGAAGGGCTAGTGCCATGATGCGTTTCAGGTTCTCTCTACTTCGATAGGCGGTGACCAACTCAGGTAGGGAGCCAAGCGATGTGCGACTGTAATCCTGATATGTTCACCTGTTTTCAAATCCGTAAAGATTTGAACGAGTGTCAACTTGTCTCTAGACACTAACGGAAGATATCCCCAGGTAGGAAGCATTAGTTCTTCCAGTAGCGGTTTAGGAGCTTGAAATAGGCCCACGAAAGGCACCAGCCAAATAGGACTGCTATAAACATTTGTTCGTGGGTGTAGTTTTTCATGCCCAGCTCCCAACCATGTCAAGACCTGACTGTGTAATGGCACACACAATGCCCTGAGAGCCTGTTGAGAGCGTCCTACGGATGCCTAAGTCGTGAATTAGCCCTGCAGTGCGCAAATCTGAGCATCGTTTCCAGTAGCCCTTTATTTCATGGCCTTGGGCTGATGCTCGAAGGGCTGCTTCCTCATCTGTAAGGCCGAGGATGGAGTCTGCGTAGATGGCGAGAAGGATGGCGCGATGGCTACCAACTTTCATAGGTGAGACTTGGCGTGATGTTTCAGGGTCTGTACTCCTGAACAACGGTAAATCAAAGATGATTTTCTGCATGATGTGTTTCCTTTGGTTAAAGCCCTTTGAGTGGCTAAATGTGACTATACACAATTGGCGATAGCAGTGGTGGATATCCCAATGGAAACAAAGATACCCACCACCTAGCCCCAGCTCGCTCAAACAAGCTGAGAGTTCTTATGGCTTTGGCACACTACGCCACAAGGCTTCGTATTCGTCACCTGTCATATCGGCATATTTGGGAGCTAGTTCGCAATGTATCCAAGTGGCTTTTTGTGAACCACCATTGTCCTGAGCAGACCAGTCTTTCCAGCCCCTGCCAATACGCCATCCACGGCCCCACGTTTCACAGCCTTTTTTAGTCAGTCCCGAATAGTCATGGACCTCCTCCAAGCCGAGCGAAGCAGCGTGTTGAACAAACCACAGAATAGCTTCACGGCCTGCATTTTTGTCAGTTCCAAAAGAGGTGTCAAGCGCTCTCGCGGTCGAATGGACGGATTGAACCCCAGGCTTTCCAACAATGTCACGCACTACCCATGTCCCAAGGTTTTTGAATCCCCATCTTTTATTGCAGAGGAGAACAAAGCGTTCTGTGCCTGGGCGTTTTGCTTTTGCTATGCCGTCGGACGTTCCTGTGTATTTGCTCATGCTGGTGGGTCTTTCGGTTTGTCCTTCAACCCATTTCCTGCCAATACGCCTATCAAACCGCCAGCCAGTGTGGAAAGCATATAGCTCAGGACATTTATCTGGGCTGAGTCTAATTCGGCCATTTTTTCAGGCTGTGTAACAAATAGCAGTCCGTACAAAATTGTGAATACTGAACCTACAAATGAGATTGTTAAACCGATGGCCACAATCATGACGATTCGGGCTTTTATTTCTTCGTTGCTGTGTCTGTTGTCTGGTTTCATCGGCACTTGGCTCCTGTCGCGTATCGGGGGGCTGTGGTTGTTTCGGGTGAGATGGTGTTAGTAACGCTTGACAGAGCTTTGTTTTTGGTTGCTGGGCAGTTGAGGCGTTCACGGTCTGCGCAAGCAGTAAGCGATAAGCAAATCATCAATAGAATTGAGCTTTTACGCATCACGCAAGCCCGATATCTTCAATCATAAAAAACGATGGTTGTGTTGCAGATGCTGTAGTTGCTGCGGTTCCTAGCCCTGTCAGGCCACGCATTTTGTAAGTTACTGAACCTGACGAAGCTGTAAATAACGCTGTACCAGCTCCGCTGAAATAGCCAGCATCTGCTGCCGAAATGTCCAGTGCAGCAACTTGCACATTTGCACTTGTGGCAAAAGAGATTGTTGTATAACTTGCCAAAGTTTTTTGTGCTGAAAACGACCATGTTGCTTTATACAATCTGCCAGTTACTGCCGTAAAGGTGATACTTAAACCTGTTATGTCCCCAACTGTGGTGGTTAAAACTGTTCCGCCTGATGTGCGAGTAACTTGCCCCATCGCGCCACGAGGGAACTGGTTTTGTTGCGCTGCGGTGAGGATGGCTCCAGATACGAAGTCCACGTTTGGTGTAATTGCCATGTTTTTGTTTCCTTTCTAGAAACTTAAAAGATTTGTAGTCGAAAGAGTACCGAAAATTGCGTCATTGAGTACAAAATAAGCGTTGGCGTCTGTGGACTCAAATGTGTATTGCACTTTGTGGGTACCTGGGGTTATTGAATGGCTGATGCCACTAACAATAAGTGTTTGACTTTCGCTTGTTGGCGTTCCAGTTACAAAGTTTTTAACTACTGTGCAAATACTGGTTAAATCGAGATTGAGCGCAATGTTTTGATTAGCTGTGTTCATTGCAGCTAATTCGGTTGACAGTCCGTTAAATCTAAGAATCGGATTTTGGTATCGGCCCAAAAGGTAATTGCCTAATCCAGCCACTTCTGTTGTGGTGCTGTTGAGAAGGCTCAGGAGGCTATAAGTCTGTGTCTGGTACTGAGCGATGCTGGTGGCATTGCTTGTCACCTGTACGCCTCCTGCAGGGCTCTCTGTTGAAATGTAGTTATACAAGAGTTCGTCGCCATACATATTTTGCAGACTGCTGTAGGCAAGACCTGTCCCATCTCCGTTGAACGTCGCTCCAGCAACAGGGTTGAGAACGCTTGACCTGCCCTTAAAAGTTAGAGTCCCGTTTGCGCTCATATACAGGTATCCCTGCTCCGAAGTGTTGACTTGCTGTAAGTAGCTGAGACAGTTGGTGTCCTGGTCGATTGCGTACGCACCAAGAGTGGATGAGCCTGTATCAATGCTGACTGCACCCTGATAATTGATTTCTGGTTGTGCAAGGATTCCTGTGTTTGCCGTTATGTCGTAAATGCGTTTGCCAGTTGTTTCGGCTGGTGGGGTGTAAGCATTTAATTGCTGATTGGAAAGAACAGTAAAGTTGTCAGCGCACGAGATTTGAGCAATGTCGTTAAAGCCAAGGTCGTAGTCAATATCCCAATCAGTTATCAAACCTGTGTATATAGGGATGCCGTTGGCAAGAATTTGGATAGGTAAGCGTGGGAGAATTCCTGTTTGTTGTGTGGCTCCACCAATCCAGTAAGGCGATGATTGGTTCAATGGGTCAAAGATGCGTGTCTTGTTCCAAAGGGTCAGGCTTGCAGTACCACAGTTAAATTCGTCAAGTTGGCGTGAGCGACCACGATTGATAAACACGTTTTGGACATAGGTGGTGACGTCCGCCATTTGGATGCCACCCAAGGTGCCACGGCCTGTCGTATTTAAAACACCATAGAAAGCATCATTCAGCAAAAACGGTTGACCAAACCCAACAGTGGTTTGAAAACCAATTAAAACTTGAAGCTGTGGCTGGCTCATGCGCTTACAAAAACCTGACCAGATAGACGTTCGGCTGCAAGGATGGCTTCAATGATGTCTCTTCCCACGGTCGCGGGATTACTTACAAGGCCAGCGTTCACAGTGATTTGCAGGTTGTTAATTGTTTCAACTGCTGTTTGTCCTGCAGCTACATTGCCGCCGAAGAAAGCGTTACCTGCAGCAAGGCCCAGCCCTGCAGCTGTAGAAGCAAGACCACTTAATTGAGAGTTAAATGTTCCAAGGCTCATGCCGTTAGTGCTGTTAATGAGGTCTTGTGTTACTTGTTTTCCAACAGTCGGGCCAAGGTTAATAAGTTGAGCAAGTCCTGCTTTGTTAAGTCCGTTGTTGACCAAAAATTGAAGGTCACTAGCAAAAGCTTGTGCGTCTGAAATTTGCTTTTGAAACACGGCTGCATAATTTGAAGTTGCTGCAGTGTTTTGTGCTGATGTTACGGCTGTTTCCGAAATTGCCAAAGCATCATTAGCGTCTTTAAGTTTGATTTTTGCATCAGCCAAATCTTCTGTGGCTGCAATTATTGCGTCCTGGTCATCACCTGCTTGCGTTTTAGCCAGTTTCTTTAAGGCGTCATCAACGTCTTTTGTAGCAGAAGCAACATCCTTATAGGCATCTTTGCGCTCTTTATAAGCATCAGAAAGACCTTTGGATGCATCGTCTTGTGTTTTGATTGCTTCGCCAAGCGAAACTGTTCCAGTGATTGCGTCTGCCGTTGTGTCGGCAAAATCTTGAAGTTGGTCTTTGGCGTCTTGAAGGCTTGAAGCGACAGTATCGACAGCGGTTACAACTCGCTCACGCAATGTATCAGCGTAATCTTTTGCTTCGCGTTTTGCCTTTTTCTTGGCAGCTGCAAGTTCTTCTGTTTTTTTCTTTAAAGCATTGGTTTCGGTACTAGACAATTTAAGTGAATCTGCGTATTTTTCAGAAAGCAGTTTGTCCATGTCGCGGAATTGTGCAGCTGTATAGGTTACTGCCACTGTTGCTTTATCTGAATCTCCAGCAATTAGAGAAAGCAAACCTGCAGCTTGTTCCATTCCTTTGATTAATTGCCCTGCAGGACTTAGGTGCTTGAAAAGGAAACCAAAGGCATCAACAAGTTTGTTTGTTTCGCCAGTTGATTTTTCTGTGGCAAGGGTCAAGCCCTTGTTCATAATGGTGGCTAAGTCAGTTACAACAGGAAGCAACTTTGAGCCTGCCATAGCAGAGAGGTCATCTAGTTCTGCGCTAAGAATTCTGCTTTTATTTGCTAAGCCGTCCGATGTTTCAAGGAAATCGCCTTGGGCTACATTGGTTTTTTCCCAAATAATTTTCTGAACACCAAGAATCTTTTGTTGTGCAGTTAATGCTCCTGAACCATCGTAAAGACCATCTTTAAGCAATTGGGCTTTAATAGCAGCGTCATCAATCATGACGCCATATTTTCTTATTGGTTCAGTTTCGCCACGAAATGCAGAACCAATGGCAGCAACGGCCTCTTCTGGTTTTGTGTTAAAAAACGAAGCCATGTCTGTTGCCAGGCCAGTGAAATCTTTTGAAAAGTCCAACAATGGCTTGCCTGACAAGCCAGCAGTCTTACCAAATAAGGCGAAACTGTCTGCAGCGTCTATTGCTTGCTTTTTAGATTGTCCAAGGTTTTTGGCAGCACCATCAGCCCATGCTTCAATCTCTGTCGCCGAGTTGCCAAAAATAACTTTATTTTTGCTGATGGTTTCTTGAAGGTCAGAAGCATCTGATACAGCCGTTTGAATTAACTTGGACACTGCACCAGTCGCAACACCAATGGTGGCATAAGAGCCAACAAGAGATTTGAGAGAACCTTGTGCGCCCTTGACGCCTGCATTGTTGTAGGTAGTTACGATGGGAAGCGTTACTGCAGCCATTTGATTACTTCATTTCTCTGTTCACGCGCAAGATTACATCCTGGACGATGCCGTGAACGGTTGCTGTCAAATGAGGAAGGTGTTCTTCGCCTCCAGGCCACATATAGCGAGATGGACCTTTGCGCCCTCTGCGTTCACCAGCTGTGTGCGGAACATCTTCTGCAGCCAAGTTTTCAACAAAACGATTGCCTGGTTTGCCTAGGTTGCGTGAACCTGCAACATCGTAAATAGCACCAGCGGGGTTTGCTTGAATGATGCTGAACATTGAATAAGCCTTGTTGCCCATTTGGGATTTGCGTTTTGGGCCACCAAGTTTGAAACGAATGCCTCGAAGGATGAGTTGTTTGTTCCATTCAGTGGCTCCTCCTCTGCCAGCAACTAGCTCGCCACGTCCAATGCCTGACTTGCCACCAGATGAGTTAAATGGTGTCAGGTCAGAGTCAATGAACTTCAAATAATCCTTAATGGATTTGATAGTTGGCGCTGCTTCCTTGCGGATTTGGCGGTTCATTTCCTTCACATAATCAGGTTCAAGTTTTTTCAATCGCCTAAGCGTCTGGTCAAGGCCCTGAATCTTCATATCTGATGGAATGTTTGCCATTACTTTTTTTGCCTGTCTTGAAGGGCTTGGCTAAGGGTGCTGATAAGTGTTATCGGCATCTCTTTAAGGTCTTGCCAGGGAATCCCAGAAAGGATTAATCCTGCGATGACTCCGTGGATGCCGTCTCGCCAAAAGGGATGCGT